TGGAGTTAACTTCAAACTTCTATCGCTATCAATTAAGTCAACTCAGTAACATCCGTTGGGTATTTAATCCGTCACCTAGTCTGGATGATATTGAGTTGGAAGTTAAGGCATACATAGAACTTTATGGTATGCCACCAGAGTTAATAGTTGTAGATAACTTGTCTAACGTGGTAGCAGAACAAGAGAACGAGTGGTCTGGACTTCGGACAATTATGACTGAGTTCCATCACCTTGCTCGTACTACCGAGGCTTGCTTACTGGTGCTTCATCACACCAGCGAACAGAGTGAGTTTGGGAAGTCTGATATGCCACCACCTAGACGGGCTATTCACGGTAAGATCTCACAGTTACCTTCACTGATAGTTACGTTGGCTTTTAATCCAATGGAATCTATATTAAGAGTTGCTCCAGTCAAGAACAGATTTGGACCACACTCTGCTGATGGAAGCGATTACGCTTCCTTATTTGTAAACTATTCAACTTGTCAAATCGGAGACTCCGATGCACAAGGTAGAAGTTATAGACATTCAGCGATGGGAGAGTTATGAACGTAGAATTATTTTGGACAGGTGTTGCACTGTTGGCGGTATGGCATATTGTTTCTTACCTTAGATCAGAGATCCAAGAGTTCTTTGTACTACGTCAGTTTGATAGATGGGCAGAAGAACTTGAAGATGCAAAGCCAGTCAAGAAGGTAGCGAAGAAGAAGTAATGCCAGAAGTATTCCATCCTTGCAGCCTTTGTAATGCTCACGCATCTTTCTATAAAGATCCAGAGCAATCTATTAGAGAGGCTGTAGCGTTGGAGATTGCAGAACTTATAGTCAAAACATTTGCAGGTAAAGGTGATGAGAAGGAGATATAATGATAGTACCTGGACCTTTATTGATAGAAGAAATTAAAACTGATGCTGGTAAAAAATTTTACGATAGGGTGCAAAAAGATTTTCCCGTTGAATTATGGGGAATTACATTGGTTAGCATCTTAGACATAGAAGATGAGTTCAAATTAAGGATAAAACCTGTGAGGAATAATGGCAAGTCAGGCTCGTAAACATAGAGGCTATCGCTCCCAAAAAGTACTCGCTATGTACTTAGCGGAGAACGGTTTTCCTTTTGCTGAAAGCACCGGAGCCGGAAGATCAGGCTCTGATGTCACTGGTACTGTGGGTATTGACTGGGAGGTCAAGGCTCGCACAGGCTTCTCACCTGCGGAAACGATGCGACAGATGAAGGACAGGGCTAAGGATGGGGATATCCGTATCGCTGTGCTACGTCTGAACGGTCAAGGTGAGAAGTCAATCAGTGATTGGGTATGTATGCTGACAGTAGAACAATTAGTCAACCTGCTACGAGATGCAGGTTATGGAAACAAGGAGTAATAATGCCAGTACCAGAGGGAATCATTACAACAACTGAAATACTACAAGCAGTAGTACCACCAGAACCAGAAGTAGAAGATACCGAAGAGGAAGCAGAAGATGCTAAATAAGTACGAGGTTATTGGTAGGGAACGAGTAGTCTATAAAGGTGTTGTCCTTGCTAACTCATCAGATGAAGCAGAGGAAAAGTTTAGAGGCTACTTAAAATATCCTACTGCTGTAAGAAGTTATGAGATGTTTGTATCCGGTATCGAGTTGGAAGTACAACCAGTAACAGAAGAAGAATAAGTTGAATGATTTTAGGATACGCCGTAGTAGTAGAAGAGGCTTCTCTTCTAAGGAATCTATACCAATAGAACCTGTTGTTGCTTACTACGGTGGGGAAACAAAAGAGGGAAAGAATGTAAGTGTGCGCTGCTTCTTACACGAGGACACTCGCAAGAGTGCAGTGATAGATACAGTTAAACAGGTTTACTTCTGTCATACTTGCGCTCAGGGTGGGGATGCAATCGCGCTTATTAAGATTAAAGAGGGAGTGGATTTTAAGGATGCTAAACTTATCGCAGTTAGAATCATTGAAAAGTCAGGCGTTGGAATACTGCGAGGGTCGGGATCAAAGAACAACAGATTACCTAGAAGGACGTGGGATCTCTAGCCAGACAGCAGATAACAAGTGGCTTGGAACTATTATCAACAACCATCCAGGACACGAGGGCCATCAGGGATGGCTATCAATTCCTTATGTTACTAAGTCTGGCTATATAGCAGGATATAAGTTTCGTAGATTAGATGATGGTTCACCAAAGTATGGCTCACCTACTGGACAGAAGACTCATCTCTATAATGTTACAGATATAGATAAGGATTCAGATACTTTAGTTGTTTGCGAGGGTGAGTTAGATACGATTGTTTGCTCTGAACTATTAGATATACCAGCAGTAGGTTGTCCTGGGGTAGCCAGTTGGAAGCCACATTATGTAAAGATGTTAGAGGGTTATACAAGTATTTTAATTGTTGGAGATAATGATTTGAAAGATGATGGCTCTAATCCTGGGCAAGACTTTGCTAAGCGTGTCGCAGGTGAATTGCAGAACACTACCATTATACTATTACCGGCAGGAATGGACATAACGGATTGCTATCTGCAAGAAGGCAAGGAGCGCACTCGTGAGCGGTTGGGATTCCAGTGGAACAAAAGCGAGTGATGATGGACGCGATCAGAATCCTGAATGGATTGGGCTTTATAGTAATCCAAGCAGACCTAGAGCAAGGACAATTATGGATACAGATCCCACCAATACGCCCTTAACAGATCACCCTGCGGTACTAACCTTTCGTAATGATGGAGTATCAACTGAAGATCTGGTGTCCTTTGTTGAATCCTTTGCCTCACTTAGATCAAGTCGTATCTCTGGCGTTGGTGCTAGAGAATACTCAGGTCGTGGCAGTCAAAGGTTTGAGAAGTACACACTTGAAGATACAGTGCGTGAGTTAGTTGAAGAGTTGGCAGATGCCAGTAACTACATAGATTTCTTAGCAATTAAGATCTTATCTCTGGTGAAGGTCACAAAGGATTCAGGTATAGATTGTGACTGACAAACCCTTTCCAGAAGGGGTGTCAGAGGCTATCTACGGTGTAGTTCTAACTGTCTATCGTAGATATAATAAGTGGACTGAACGCGATGATATGATGCAAGAGGCTTGGGCTTGGGCCACCTCTCGCTATCAACAGATAGTAGATGCTACCTCAGAACCAAACCCAGAGATCCGTAAGCATAATGAACGCCGGTTATGGTGGCAATTAAAGAGAGTGTGCGAGCGTTATGCTCGCAAGGAGAAGGCTGCAAAGTCTGGCTATGTATCTGGTGATGAATACTTCTATGAAACTTCTACCCTGGCACAGATGTTGCCACATATCCTTAGTCATATCTTTGATGGTGCGATCTTAGAGCAAGCACAGCAGTTAGTAGATGATGGTACTCCAAGGCACACCTCTGCACCAGCAGAAGGTAGAGGGTTACTTGCTATGCTGATTGATATCAAGCGTGGCTATGAGATGATGGAAGAAAAAGATAAGACTCTGTTAGCGGCTAGGTATCACGAGAACCTAACCTTAGAGAAGGTTGCTGAACGGTTTGAATGTTCTACCTCAACAGCAGATCGCCGTTGCGAGAGCGCGTTGCGCTCACTTCAAAGAATACTAGGCGGAGATAACCCTTGGCAATAATGAAAGAGGCAGATCTATTCCAGTATCTCAAAGATAGTCACTATCCAGATCTTGTCAAGTCCGAAGGTACTTACGATACCTTTGATTGCACTACTGAACAGTTCAAAATGTATATTGAATTAAAATCTAGGCGTACTCATTACCCTACTTTGCTGATTGAAAAATCCAAGTACGACAACCTGATCCTTGCAGCCAGAGCAAGGCAACTCGCACCTTGGTATATCAACTCCACACCTGAAGGTGTCTGGGCCTTTCATCTCACTCCAGATATAGAGATCCCTTGGAGTACACAATACCTGCCAGTAACTACAGATTTCGCTAACAAATCTAAGATAGATAAGATGGTGGGCTTCCTGCCATTAGAGGCAGGAGTGCAGTTAGATGCCAGTGTATGAATATAAGTGTGACTTCTGCTCCAGCAGATTAGAGGTTGAACGATCCTTTGATAGCGAAGCAGGATCTCCCACCTGTAGAGATTGCGGGATACTGATGTCGCGTGTCTGGCACTCTCCACAGATCAAGTTCAATGGTCCAGGGTTTTACTCTACAGACAATTAAAAAAGGCTCCGAAAGGGGTAGCAAACGGAGCCTTTATTTTATAGTGGAGCGGAAAGGGTTTAACGCTACAACACTATAAACCTATCGTATCATACTTCAGTACCATCTATGTTTAGTAAAAAACTTCCAACTCCCGCAGGGAGTTCCGTGCCTGTGTTTAATGTATCTAAGACCGTGAAGAATCTGAATCTCAGGTCGTCTATCCGTCTCTCTAAGTCGTTGAGCGATTCCGAAAGCGCTTGATCTTGGGTTATCTGCTTTGTGGTCAAACCTGCTCTCACTGGTCCAAAGGGACTTGAGGCAGACCCACTCGCTCCCTCTCCACCCCCATCCAGCACTCGCAAATAACTTGGCAGTTCTCTCATTAGCCTTCTTCTCCTTCATAGTAGCCTTGTTGGATTCTTTTACAATCTTTGCAGGAGCAGGGATCGCCCTCTCCTTCTCCGGTTGATTAAATTGGGGAAGCAACACAGTTATTGTTGCTAGTGTCAGCGATAACGCCAACACTAGCCTTAGTTTATTGGTCATCCTTTAATCTTATCCTCTACCTCTAGTAAAAGCCAACCAACTATCAAGGTTATTGCTACTCCAATACTTAGAATTATCATCTTGCCCTCCCTTGCGCTATCGCTTGCCGGACTATATGAGTCAGGTCAATAGTGTCGCTAGGTGGGGCTAAGTGGTCGCTAGGCC